GTCTTTCCGCTTGTCCATATAGTCACGGGTATTAAGGAGTAGACCCGCCTATAATGGTGCTGTTTTTGTCCTATCTCAACGACCTAGTAGGGTGTGCACGACCCTCTCGGCTTAAACTTCCTTGCGGCGTGTCTTAATTGTTGCCGTATCTCTACGGCGAAAGGTGCTTCGGTATTATATCACACTGTACAGATTCCAAATATCTGCGCGTTTAATTGTGACTTTATGGTCACGTTGCGTTAGTGCACTATCGAATGCGCTTGACCAAGTCCTAGATGTGATAATCGAAATACCGTTAACAACTATCATCATAAGCGCTAAGAGTAGGTAAAACATGTAAACCTCCTTAACCCTCGAATCTAAATATACGCACCACTGTAACGCATGTCAACACCTTAAACGCGTGATATACTAAAAATATTATATATCAACCGAGCACTTCACATGATTATACCTACCACCGTGGATATGGTACGCGATTTATTAATCGGAGCCGACCAGTCGATTTTTGACGATGCGTATATCAGACGTCAGATCGACAACGGTATGAACGCAATCGACACGGCTATCATGATCGCAGAATCTAGCGCGACACTGTACGCCACTAAACAAGATCTTAAAGTTGGCCCTATCTCGCTCAGTAACTCGCAAAAAGCTAAAGCGTGGATGGATATCAAAAAGAACCTTATATACCGTAAGAACATCGGCGCGGGCTTACCGAACGACGGGTCGTCCCTTAGCGGCGGATCGGTTTCGCTAGGCGGTGGCGTGCAAACAGGTGTCAGTCGCCAGGATATGCGCAGCACGTCGGCTAATCCTGACCGAGCGGATAACCAGTTTGAACTCGGTCAGTTCGATAACCCGAACGGCGCACCGACTGGCGACACGTACAGTGTGAGACAGGAGCAAAGCGATCGTGAGTAACGTACTTGATGTAGTGGAAGGCGTAGCGGAAGCCCTCGCCGAAACGGGGGAAGACGGACAGATCATTAAGACCGTACGAACTCGCGACCCGAGCAACCCGACACGCATGATCACCGTTACGACCACATACAACGCCCGTATGTATTTCGATTCACCACGAGCCGGATACGTAGCGCAAGGCGTATCTGTGCAGCGTAACGCCACGTTATACGTTGACTGGTTGTCATTGGTGGACGTCGCGACGGGGTTACCCGCTAACAGTATCGTAAACGGTGAACCGGTGTTTAACGTAGTAACGTCTCAAGACGACGTCGCGGTACGTGCGAACGGTACGCGCTTGACCCTGTTAGTGAATATCGGAACGAACATAAACGGGGTCACGGTGATGGGTCAGCATGAGGTCGCGTCATAATGTCCTACAAGGAAGATATTGCAGCGGCTAAACTTCAGATCGAGAACGTGACGAACGAAGCGATCATCGATGTGACGCTGCGTATCCATGCAACGCTGGTCAGTAACCCGCCCGCCGGTACGCCGATCGACTTCGGTTGGGCGTCTGCTAACTGGTTTATAAATATCGGAAGCCCTACGACGGGTAACGGTGGCCAGCTAGAGAAAGAAAACCCCGCCGCGGTTACAGCCCGTGAAGCACAACAGGGCGCTACGGTCGCAAGGTTCGTGACGGGTTATGATTATACGTCGGGTCAAACGGTACACGTAGGTAACAACGTTCCGTACATTAACCGACTAAATAACGGATGGTCCGACCAAGCTCCTGCGGGGTTTGTCGACGACGCAGTGCAGGAAGCCGTGACGTGGGCGAATAGCCGTTAGCGTAACGCGTCTAGTATCAGCGAATAACGTAGTCGGTCGCAACATAGTCTTTGAAAACATGGAGACGATCAGAACATTTCAACCAAGGTTCCTCGCTTAGTAACATTGCTGCGTCATCAATGTTATCACAACCCGTATCTACACTAGTACCACCATCTTGCGGAGTGATATGAATCGTGGTGCGGGATTCATCTACAGGTGCGAAGCTCAGCCTATGCGTCCACACGTTAGTACACAATTGAGGAGTAGGCATAGTTCTAAACACTTCCATACTTAACGTGTTCCCGTTTATAACTTGTGCTGCCACACCAGACGTCGTAAGGTTGATATAACACAGATCCGCCGTTAAGCTCGACAACTCAGTACACACCGCAAACAGTTCAACGTCAGGACGTCTCTCCGCTAGGAATGCTTTAGCCGCTATCACCATGGCACCACCTCCCGCGGCAGGTTCTTGCAGTGTTACGTATCCTTTTCTAGCAGTGGCGTCATCTACGTCTTGCATCGTTACCTGTGCTGTAAGTTTGCAAAGGTCGTACGGTGTGAAGAATTGACCTAGGTCTTTACTACCCATGTCTAGTTCCATGAGGCACTCCCCCAAGAAATCTCCGTTATTATCTCGTTGTGCCATGTATACAAGAGCGAGCATGTGAGAGAACGAGTTCGCTTCTTCCTTGGAATATTTACCGACAACAGACATGTATTGTTTTTCGTACTCGTCATTTCGAAAAGGCGTACTGTTATTTATGATCGCGCAACGCGCCATTGTGGCGAAATCGGTAAGCACGTCCCACCGTGACGACGTGCAGCCTATAGAGTTCATCGTTTTAACGAACTCTGATTTGCACTCAGCGTAATTCATATTGTTTCTGCTCCAACTGTGCGATTAATATTAAGGTTTCACGTAGCGACGAAGGCCATTCGTTTGCTTTTATCTTATTCAAACGAGCGTTAACTCCTCTCGACACACAAAACAGATTGTCGATGGTAGGGTTTAATAACTTATCGGGTGCGCGGTCGAAGAACCTTACAATGTGGTTTTTCGGTATGGGGCCGTGTTCAGACTCCCACACAAGATGTTGTTTTGGCCGCCACTTCTTATGTGCGACCTTGACAAGTAAATAACCGTCTTTGGAGCATATGCGTGTATCTCCTACGTTACGAGTGTTAAGCGGTTCCGCACCTTTTTTAAACTGAGTGGTCGCGCTACGTCCTGATGACGGGTGTGATTTACCTGCATTCCACGGTTGCTGACCTTTAAGGTACTGACCGTTGCGTCCCGATTTAATTCCGTGACGCTTGCACGTGGCGTACAGATTCTTTGCATTGGTGTCTCGGTTAAAACGTTCAGTAAACTCGCCTACCCATTCAGACACGGGTGATATTACGAAACGTTCACGCATAAAATCTATCATTGCTTCTGTGTAACGCACAGTGCCTCCGGTAACTCAGTGGGTTTAATATTCCATTCTTTCGCTAGAGCAATTGCTGACAACTGGGTGCGGGCGGACTCCGTGATATTTTTAGCAATACCCGTCATTGCTTTACTGCGTTCAATCTCAGTATCAAGTTTCTCCCCTTCTGCGTTGTTTAGTCTGTCTAACTGGTCAAAAAGTGCTGAGTTTAATTTATCTAGTGACATAATTCGTGTCGCTCCTACATGTTTCGAACTAATTCCCCCTAACCTTACACGCGAGCGTTACAACTGTCAACACCTCCGCCGCGTGGTATACTTATTTTATTTGACGGATACGAAACCATGACGCCGAACGAAGCGCGCGCCGCGATTATAAACCGCATCACTGCTATAGGCGCAGTACCGACCGACCAGATCGACTTTGACAACGGGGAGACCTTCGACGTACCGAGTACGAACGTCCCTATATGGGCAAGAGTGTCGATCCGTTTTAACAACCGCACCCGCGTGTCAATTGGTGGGCGTGGTGTTAACCGAAAATATACTCGAGTCGGTATCGCAACCATTCAAGTATTCACGTCTATTACAAACGGTGAGTATGACAACGACGAAGCGTGTACCGCGTACGAGTCGGGACTACTAGACCTTGCCGACGACAGTCCGCTGCATTATGGCGGCGTCCCTTCAGGTGGTGATATACGTATCGATTCGGTAGGGCGTGACGGTGCATGGTATCAGCAAAACGTTATAGTACCGTTCTATGTGGACGAGTGCATCACGGGTATTTAGTAACCGCATAAAACCCGTGATATACTACCAACGCGCACAAACCTATAGGAGACATGCAAATGTCATGTGAAAACAGCAAAGCGGCGGATTCGAATGCAACGAGTCTCGCCGTAACTAAAGCAGATATGCCCGCTACAGCGACAACGCCGTGGCTATTAATGGAACCGAACGAAGTCGGTTCGTTCTCTTCTACTATCGAAAAAGTAGCACGCGACCCGATCACCGCAGACCGTCAACGTCGTAAAGGTTCGATTACTTCCGTTTCGACCGCTCCGTCATTTAAGGCGGATATGACACTGGAAATGATCAGCTACTTCGCGCCGGGCTTCCTGTTCTCGGTGTGGAAAGGCCTGCAGCCTAACAGCTATAAGGTAGTTGACGCCGCCGCAACGGATAACACGTACACTGTCGAGACGGGCGGCGCGATTCTTACCGCCGGTATGCTTGTATTCGCTGACGGTTTCGTAAACCCTGAAAACAACGGTTTGAAAACGGTAGCAAGCGGTACAGCGACCGAGATCTTAGTAAACGAAACGCTAGTCGATGAGACGGCACCCGCTACGGTACGACTATACCTGGTTGGTGTACGTGGCGCGGCTGACGACCTGAGTATTAACGCGGACGGTGACCTCGAAAGTGTGTTACTCGACTTTACAACGCTAGGCTTGACCTCTGGTCAATATATCAGCATCGGCGGGTCTGACACGCTTAACCAGTTCAGCGACGTGTCAGGTAAGGCGCGTATTGCAGCTATCGAAGCGAATAAACTTGTACTGGAAGCCCGTGACACGGCGTACGTCGCTGACGCCGGTACAGGTAAAGAAGTCGATATCATGTTCAGCGCGTTCGTTCGTAACGTGGGTGTAGGTGACGCTGATTTTTACAAACAGTGGTATCACATGGAATCAGCGTATAATACAAACCCGAAACTGTACGAGTACGCGGATTGTTGCTTAAACAACACGTTAGCGATCAACAACTCTTTACAAGATAAAGCGGTGCTTGATTTAGCGTTTGTCGGTAAGGATCTACTACCCCCGACCGATACGCCACGCGACGGCGTACGTAGCAACCAGTTAGAGACGGAACCGTTCAACACTTCGTCAGATATTTTACGTTTGCGCGTAAGTGATATCGACGACGCGGGCGTGTCTACGTTCTTTAAAGATACGAATATCTCAATTAATAACAACGTTGCGGCGGAGTACGTGCTCGGTCAGCTTGGTGCGGAGTTCATTAACTTCGGTAACTTTGAGGTCGATATCGAAACCACAGCGGTATTCACTGACGCGGTACTGTTAAGCGCGATCCGTAATAACACCACGTTCGGTGTAGATATGGCGTACAAGAACGGTGACGGTGGTTTCGTGCTGTCATTGCCTAGCGGTACGTTCGGGGACGGCTCGAAGTCGCTGCCACGTAACGAGAAGGTCAAACTGACCACGCCGTTTATGGCGCATCGTGACGAAGACCGCGGATATACTATGGGCGTGAGTCTGTTCTGGTATCTGCCGTAGGTTGGGGAGAAGTAAGGAGCGCACCGATTGGTGCGCTTTTTTATTGGGTGGTGTGTAGGGGTTAGAAGTCTTTGTACGTTTTCACCATATCTTGTATGGTCGGCATTCTCGTGGAAACGCCGCCGTCTCGACTGTGACGTTTCCATAATGATATTTTAGACATTCCGGGACCACTCCCGGAAATCTCACAGCGTACACCCCAGTTGTGCGCCATAATTACCATTTTTGTCATTTTTGTAAGGTAGTCAAAATCGTAGTTTGCGAAATAGCACGTACGAGTATTTACGGTGATGTTTCGGTTTCCACAGTTCGACTCTTTTATCGTCGGGCAATGGTGGAAGCCTTCGAATAGTCGACACAGGAAAAGACATAACAACCATTGGTCGTCGGACATCCAATCTTCGCGGTATGACTCCAACCACTTAATGTTATTTTCTCTTTGTTCAAACTCATCACCTTTAGTCCATTGATCGTAGAACTTTTCAATAGTCATCATATCCGACATCATAAATCCCCCATTAACGGCGCTGTAGGCGGTGACACTGGAGGGCGTATCGCCTCAAATAATTTCTTTCGGAACTCCGCGTGATTAGGGTCTTCAGGTTCACCCATTAAGTTGTTTTGAACCAGAGCGGCGAGGTACTGAGCCTCTTCGTCGGTAAACGTAAACTGGTGAATCACATTGGTTGTTTTAGAGTGTTGCATATTACAAATCCCCCATTTTCACCCAAACGCCGTTACGCATCACGCCGTCACGTTTAGAGATAATATCGTATACGCTGTCTAGTGCTTGATGTGGTGAGATATCGAACACGTAGCACAGGTGGAACAGGCTGTCGAATAGTTTATCAAACGATAGACGAGCGCAACGACTACGCGCAAGGTCGGCCGCTACGTTGCCCTGTTGTACGGTCACACGTAAGGCGAATTGTAACCTTTGCTCTACCGCATCGATAGTACCTTCAGGCCAAGCAGTAAACGAATAAGGTGGCACGTTACACCACACTTCTAACGCGTCCATGTAGCCCAACTGAGCACACTGGATAATCGCAACGACGAGTTGATCGCCTATCGCGTCAATAAGCTCGGCGCGGTCGCCGTTCAGGATAGCCGCGGCCATTTCGCCGTGTTCTTCGGTGCCCTTCAGCATTTGGAACTGTGCGGTAGACTCGTCAAGGATTCTACGGTGCATCGCCCAATCGACGACGCGGGTGTAATTTAGTTTCATGAGGTTTCCTCCGCGTTTACTAGGTCATACCATTGACCGTATGTTAATTGTTCGAAGCCTTCAGGTACTTCTACCTTTTTGCTTGCACCCTGTGTTTCGACGTTAGGGATTCGGATATAGTACACGTCGTCACGCATCCCTAAATCAGTAGATAGCATGGAGCATCCACGCCCTGAAGGGTGCGCCCCGCCTATACCCGTTCTACCGATTTTAAGCTCGGAAATAACCCAAGCTTTGAAGTCGGGTAAATCTTTTAACGCTTGATTCGCGTTCGTGACAGGCTTGTTAAACGCTACGCCTGCTTTACGGTTACGCTTTCCGTCTAGTACGACCACCCGTTCGCCTTTAAATCGACCAGAGCGAACCGTTTTAATGTGAGGCTCGTCCTTCAGTAGTGTGTCGTAAGGGAACACAAGCTCTCGGATGTGTTCTTGACCACCCCAAGAAGACGAAGCGGTGTACGCGACCGCGCCTGTAGTCTCAAGTAGTTGAGACAGAATAGCTTTGCGTTTCTCTCCGACTTCTCGGTCGTAACGCTTCGAAAGGTCACCATTTTGGTAACGGTAATAATTGTAATTTGATTCGTCGCTCATAACTCTATATCACTCCTTCAATTAAGTAGAGCCTAAATATACACAGCGTCGTCGCAAGTGTCAAGGCACTAATTGCGTGCTATACTGGAAACTTATTATATTAGCGACCTACATAACGGAGCGAATACTATGTCAGACTTTAAAACACGATTAATCCAAGAACGCGACGAGTTACAAGAGAAGTATCAAAAGTTGAGCCTCTTCATTTGTTCTGACGCTTTTAAAACCGTTAGCGAAGTGCAGCAGTTATTACTACAGCAACAGCACTCACACATGGGCGGCTACTTACTTACGCTTAACCAACGTCTCGAAAACCTATAACGGAGCGAATACCCATGGACTTATCCAAACTATCCACAGCGTTACAATCGTCAAACCTTGCAGACACGGCAGACGTTACGATCTCGCCGACCTTCACGCTTAAAGTGTGCCAGATGGTTAACTATAACCAGGTGTATAACCAGAAGCTTGTAACGTTTGCTCAGAAATTCCCGAACCACCAGTTTGTGAAAGACTTCAAAGGGTTCATGACAGATTGGTACGCAGGCAAGCAAACGCCAGATACGATCAGTTTCATGGCGCACGTTATCCTATGCGGTTGGGCGCTGCAAGACGACGACGGTAAACCCGTAGAGTTCTCAACCTCGGACGCCGTCAAACTACTACAGGCACCTGTAGGGCGTAGCATCTTCGGCAAACTTGCGCTCGCGGTACAGCAAGAATCAGTCTTTCAAACTGAGTGGTCAGAGGACGCAATAAAAAACTCGTAGAGGTGTTAACGTTCCTCATGCAGAACGACGGCGACCCGCTTGATTGGGTCGCCGAGATTTCCGCATCGAGGGGAGTTGCACCGCCTAACTTTATTGACATCCGTCCAGGATTAAAACGACACCTTGAGTTCTACTGGTCAGCGTTTAACGACCTAATGACCGACACGGACCAATATGGGTCGATACGTTGGTCAGCACTTGACAGGTACGCACGCCGTTACAGCGTGAACTTTGAGACGTTCCGTTATATAATCCGAGCATTAGAGCGAGCACGCCACGACGCGAGGAAATAGTAATGGCAGTCGGAATCGATGTAAATATAGACCCTAGCGGCGCGGTGAGTGGTGGTCGGGTCGCGGTAACATCCCTAGACAAGATCGAGAAGGCAGCGGATAAAGTTACCAAATCTATCTCAAAGCTAAACGGTGTAATGGGGCAAGCAGGCTATCAAATTGCAGACTTTGCCAGCGAGGTACAATACGGTGGTAACGTGTTAGGCTCGTTCGGCGTTCAAGGTGGTCAATTACTATCAGTGATCAACCCTATGGCCGGAGCGTTCTTAACGGTAGCTGGTATTGTGGGCGGTACGTACTTAATGAGTACGAATGAAGCGGCAGACTCCACAGAAGCACTCGAGAAAGCGTTAGACGCGTTAGGGTCTACGGTCTCAATAGGTACTGACGGCGTCACCAACTTTACAGGTCAGATCGAACGGTTAGCCGCGACCAATGAACGGGCGGCAAAGGCTCAAATCGCGTTAGCGGTGAATCAAACTGTTGATGCTCTTAATGCGGCTAACGGTATAGTTAGCGAAGCTATTGAGGGTTTGGACGGTTGGACATCTAATCTCAATAACGCGAGCGCCTCGTTAGGGTTATTGGACAAAACACTAGAGCGCACAGGTTTATCCACGGAAGAACTTCTCACCGATACGGATCTATACGCCACAGGCCTCTCTACTCTGGCGGGGTACGTAAACGAGGTTTCGTCCGAATTAGGCGTGTCCGTTGACCAGTCCTTAGAACTTACCCGGTCTTTTGCGGCTTTTCGACAGAGTCAGAGCCCTGAAACAATGCAGCAACTCGCCGACACGGTCAACGGAGTAAACGAGGCAACAGGTTACGCTAATGTAAACCTTGTCAAATTTGCTCAAGTTGTAAATGAGGGGAGCATTAACGCGTCTCAATACTCGGAAGTGATGGGGCTGCTTAAATCCGCGCTCGGGGACTTAGACAATATAGTTACGTCCAACACTGAGGGGTTCCGACGTCAGCAAAATAGCGTGCTACGTCTCTCGCAAAACCTGATCGTACTTCAAACACAGGTCGCAGGTAATAATCGCGAGGCCGCGATACAGTCCGCAGTGTTTCGTAGTGGTGCCGAAGCTGGTAGTGATTACGCGAAACAGATCGCGCTACTGGCCGGTCAACAGTTCGACCTTCAGCAACAGTTAAAAGGTTCAACAGCTGCCGTCAAAGAGCACGACAAAGACGGTAAATATCTGCAACGGCTACAAGACCAGGCGGCGGCTATTGGTTTGAATGCGCGTGAGTCAGCGATTTTACGAGGTGAGCAGGGGTTATCTGAACAAGCAACAGCCGCACAGATTGAACAGGCTCGTGAACTAGCCGCCGCAAACTACGACGCCGCGGAAGCGAAACGCCAACATAACCAAGCAACACAGTTTAGCCTTGGTGTAATTGGTGAGCCTACGGGGTTAGAAGCCTTAGAGCAGCAGCGCGCGACCATCCTAGCGTACCAAGAACAGGAGTTAGGCGACGCTCAAGCACATGAAGCTGCGCTGGTCTCGTTAGAGCGTCAGTCTATGGTCGAACGCGCAAACATCGCGTCTAGCGGTTTAGGTTCGTTATTGACACTACAGCAGGCGTATGGTGATGATTCACGCGGGATATATAAAACCCTGTTAACCATTCAAAAAACCGCAACGCTTTACAGCGTACTACTATCTTCACAAGAAGCTATCGGTAAGGCGTGGGCGTCGGCACCATTTCCGTATAACATACCGGCCGTAGCGACGGCCACCGTAGAAACCGGCGCACTGGCAGGTGTCGTACAGGCCTTAACGCCTTCGTTTGCTACAGGTGGTTTAGCATTGGGGCCCGGTACTGGCACAAGCGATAGTTTTACGGCAAATTTAAGTAATGGCGAGTTTGTCATGCCAGCACGCGAAACGGCGCGTAATCTCGGCACGCTCCAAAGTATGCGAGCAGGTAACGACGTTACTGGTGGCGGTGCTCCGAATATCCAGATCGTAAACCAGACGACAGGCAAGATCGACAGCGCGTCAAGTGAGCGTATCAACGCTGACACGGTGCGTGTGATCATTCGTGAAGAGGTGCCCGGTATTATCAGTGCGGAAATTAACGACGAGTACAGCCACACGAATAAGGCTATGCAAAATCAATACACTATGCAGAGGAAATTCTAATGGCCACAGACCCTAATTTACCGCAGCTTTATTTCGGGGGTAAGTATTTACGCCCCGAGCGTAACAGCTACTCGTTTACGAACCCCGACGGCTCGCGACGTACCGACATACCGGGCGGACCGATGCGTATTGATACTGACCACCTCGGCGGACCGTTTACCGTAACTGTTCAGTATTACGCCGATAGTCCTGCAATGATAAAGTGGTTCCAGTTGTTTTGGCTGCGTACCACGTTCGAAGGGTCAATACCTTTCCAATGTGCGTTAGCTCTTGAGTCCGCGGAAGTGTTCGAAGACTACACGGTACGTTTAAAAGGCGCGCCACAGTGGAACGGTATGACTGGCTTTAATGGCCGCGTTTCGTGTTCTTACGAAGTTGAACAGAAACTTATAGATTACGAAACGGAAGACACGATTTACTGGTTGTTCGAGGAGTACGGCGACGACGCAGCCGCTACGTTCCGAGAATTAGAAAACTTGACTAATCCCGTGATGGATTTATGGATCCCCGCATGAGTAATCGAGCTACTGATAAAATTATCGCCGCGTTAATTAAAAACGATGCGTATAAAATGAACCTAGACGCTGTGACCATAAACCACAGCGCATGGCCGCAGCCTTTCCGTTTTACGCGTAACTATGTACCTAGCGGCTCTTTCACTTTCGAGGGTGACGTATATCAATATTTACCGATGTTGTTAAGCCGTGCAGGGCAGGATGGGAACTTAAATCAAACATGGTCAATCACACTTCAAGACCTGAACGACGAAGT